GACTTTTTTGTTCCTACGTTAAATGAGTGGATAGGCACGATGTTTATCAGGCCGTTGCCGCCCGGAGGGTTGACCCCAAACATATCGTGACCGTCTGTGCCCATCGTCCACCCTTTGTGCTTGTTTACGTCGATGGCTAAGAACTGATTCATGCCCCCTAGGTCCTGCGCGGCTGACTTGGTAGTGTCCTGAAGCGTGTAGATTCCGTTGCCCCTGTCAGTCATCTGGATAGGCTTGGCGTCCTCAAAGAAGTCAAGAGCCTGCTGTTGTTTTTCTGTGACTTTCTTACTTTGACTTTTGTTGTACAGTCCTCTCCAGTAATCCTGCTGTAAGTCTGCTCCTGTGGTCCCCTTGGGTAGCTTTTCGTCGTATATAGCCTTTCGGACCCTATCATTGTTCGCGTGTTTAGCGACAGTCAAGTACTGCTTATAGAAGTCTATGCCTTCAGCGTCAGGTAGAGCCTTCTGAGCGGCTTCTAGAGACTTTCTGCTAGTTAGGGATCTAAACACGGAAGAGGCTGTTGTAGCGACTCCTGTGGCCTCTCCTGAGAGCTTTTCTCCAGACAAGGGTCTACGGATTACTGCAGTAGCGGCTCCCTCCCTGTTGTCTACACTATGTACTTTCCTAGCATGATTCGCGGCGGCGTCTAGTACCACGTCAGGCGTGTCAGGTTCTAGAGACGCGAGGCTAGCCTTTAGCTTGTCTGTGTCGCTTAAGTCAAAGCTGTCCTGCACGTACCTCTGTACTTCTGCGCTGTTCTGTACTACGTTGTCCCCGCCCGTGGTAGACCGTGTGTTCTGCTTATCCATGTGAGAGCTAGCCAACATATTTCCCATAGTCACACCCTGCTTAGGGTTAGTGACGTACTCACTCCTGCGTCCCTGACCTGTCCCTACTACCCTACGCTCAGCCGCGGCTCTCGGGTTTAACAACTGGTTGAACATTCCGGGGACCGCGGGTACTGTGGCCTTAGCAAAAGCGCCTAGAGGGTTACCGCTGTAGAACCCCGGCATCTCCGTTGGCGTGTTATCCATGAGCGCGTTTAACATACGCCCACCGAATTTTGCTCCGGGGAACCAAGAGCCAGCTTCTAGTGCGTTACCTACGTTCCTCGTGGTCCTAGGGTACTGCTGGAGCGCCTGTCCTACCCGCTGTCCTACGTTGCTCTCTGCGATAGCCTGAGTCACGCCTAGGTCTGGTGTTAAGGCCTCTGCTGTCCCTGTGATGGGCGAGAGGGTAGCTCCTGCTGTTCCTGCGGCCTGTGCCAGAGTTTCTTCTCCGTAGCGGCCTAAGTTTTCAGCAGTTACTCCCTCACGGGCCATCTGCATCTCAAGCTCTCGCCTACGTGTTGCGGCTTCCAGAGCCTTACTAACCCCTGACTTACCTGCTTCAGCCACTCCAGACGCAATGTTTGAAGGGATTTCCTTGAGGTTTTCAACAGCCTGACTAGAGTACTCCCTCTCGGTTTCTCTGGCCTGCTCCCTGTACTTCTTGCGTATAGAATAAAGATTACTCATCTTCTTGAGTCTCCTCAGATGATCGAGCATCCTCAAGCAAACTAGCGTACACCTGACGGTCTAGCTCAAGCGCCTGTAGACGCAGAGGATCGTTGGTGTTTTTAATCATCCTGTCTGTAGCAGAAAGCATGTAAGCATACGTCTGTATTACTGCTGATTTACCGTGACGCCTAATCTGTTGTCCGATAATAGTACCACCAGCGGCCGCGGCTAAACCACCAGCCAACTTGGGGTCAGCCAGAGTACCAAAAGTAGCTAGTACAGACAACACTGTAGCAGGCATAGTAACCCCTGTTCCTCCAGTTAATCTCTGCTTAAACCTAGAGATGGCGTTCTTTCCCTCGGCGTTACGTTTGTTAACCATACGGTCTAGAGATACTAACTGCTTAAACTGAGTGTCGAGTAGCTCGTGAACAACATCGCCTTTAGTGTTACGCTTTAAGTAGTCGTTGAGGACTCCCCTGACCAGCTTAGCGGCCTCGGCTTGATACGTGGCTACGTCGGCGTCCAGAGTCTGTCCTGCGGCATGTACAGCGGCATCAAACCTGCGTCTAGCGTTGAGCACAGACTCTAGGTCAGCACCTTCAGTGTTAATGATGTCTCTAGCCAGCTCAGCGTACGTGTCAAATTGTTTCTGGGCGGCTTTAGATGCTAACTTATATACGTCGCCCTCTTGGAACATTGTCAGCGCATCGTTAAACTCAATGTTCAAGTCTTCTATGTCAATAGTACGATTCTGTGCTTTAATGAACCCATCCAATTGAGACTTTTCAGCGTCTAGAGCGTCCTGTATAACTCTAAAGTTGTCGTGTACAGTCCCGTAGGGTTTGATTCCCGGAGTGTTATTAAGCGCTTCAATTAGAGACTGCTCAAACTCGTTAGGCACCCACTCTTCCGTGTTCAGTAAACCAGACTTCTCCGTTCTATCCTGAGTTGTTAATTTCTCTGGACGCACGAGGCCTGTGAGCGCCTCTCTACTCTTAGCCGCCGATACTGACTCTCCTTTTTTCTTGGTCGCCGTAGCCTTAGCGTCTATGTCAATTAAGTCAGGTCTAGGAGATAGTACACCAACCACATCTACTGTTGTTTCAAACTCCTCGGCTAGTCCGGGGTTTTCTTGCGCCCACTCGTTGTAAGCCTCAACACCTTTAGACAGTGCTTCTGCCGCGGCTCTTCCGTAGCCTGTCTGCATGAAGCCCTCAAAGCCCTGCTTAGCGTATTTACGTACAACATCAGGAAGCACAACGTCTCCAGCTTCCATAATCAGCTCACCGCCTGTCCTAGCACCCTGTGAGATAACCGTGGCAGGAACGTCAGTTATGTCTCTTCCTTGCCCCGGCTGTGTCCTTCCCAAACGTCGTACAACTTCGGGCGCGAACTCACCAGCAATACCAGAGAAATCTGACTCACCGTAACGCCTCTGAACCCCCTCAACGTACGTTTCAGGAGGCGCAGGAGGAGGCTCAGACTCTTTGTCCATAGACTCAAGGAGTGCTGCAATCTCGTTAGCCGACTTGATGTCTTCAGCGTCAACAGCCTTGTTTAAGCCTTCAATTAGTTGCTCGCGTGTAGCCATTTATTATGCTCCCTCAGGAGTGATGTACTTAAGAGCCGCAGGTGATAGCTGTGTACTGCTGGTATCTTCAGGTAGCGTGATAGCTCTGAACGTACCCATGTTGTCTGAGCCAACATCAGAAGACACGTCAGATACAATGTCGTTGTACTGGTTGATTGTGCCTTCAGCGGCATCCTTGTAGATCTTAAGCATGGCTTCCAGAGCTTCAGCCTGCTGAGTAATGTTACCACCCACCATGTTCTGCGTGTACTCTCGGTCAGCATCAGTAATACTAGTACCTGAACCAAAGGCCTTGATCTCTTGCTTAACTAAGTTAGCCACTTCCATCATGTACTCTTGGGCGTTGACTAGCTGTGGATTGTACGGCATGTTTAACAGTTGCCCTACCTGAGCCAATCCGACTTGGATATTAGCGGCAATACCTGTAGGCATACCACCCTCAAGTCTCGACATCTGTCTGTTGATGATATCTAACTTACCCTTAGCTGTTCTAGCCTTATCGCGCAGACTGACGATATCTTTAACACTTTCGTCAGCCAGAGATTCTATCATCTTGTCACTAGCGTCAATAACCTTCTGCACCTGAGGAGCCTTTTGAACGAGGCCTAGCTCTGAAGGCTCTACAAACTTCTGAGTTGCTTCATCATATACCTTACCAGCTTTATTAAACCTGTAAGCACTAATGTTTCCTTGAGAGTCTGCCCAAGCCTCTGTTTTACCTTCGTTACCAGACACGTAAGACTCAAAGAAATCGTCTGTGGCAGTTGCTAGTCCAGCATCTTTAAACTCTGCCTGAGTAATGCCAGCCTGACGAGCACGTTGCGCCCTTTGATTCGGAGTTTGACTAGGAAGCCTCTTGATTTCCATAGCCCTCAAGTCTTTAGCGATGCTGTCTAAGGCGGCGTTATCAGGCGCAGACCGAGCACTATCAGCAACCGCCGTAAGCCCGAGGGCTTCTGCTCTAGTAGCTACAGCCTGCTTACGTGCCACTAAAGCCTGATTAGTGGCTTGTTCAGTAGCGGCCTCAGCCGCCTTATAGAACACCTCGGCCATGTCGCTGTTGCCCTGTGAGGCGTACTTCTGACCCATAGCGTTTAGCTGTGCTGGGTTGTTGGAGTACTGCTGTAGAAGTTCTTGAGCTTCTTTAGACTCCCTGCGCTCAGCGAAACCTCCGCTAACGTCAGTCAACATGCCGCCCAGTGACTGACCGAATTTTTCTGTGGCGGCTCCGATTTGCTGGCCTATATTAGAACCTGCGGTGGCCAGTACGCCTGCGTTTATTCCTCTGGACATTTCAGTTATCCCCTATCAGATCAGATCAGTAACTATGTCAGTAGTCGCACTAAGGATTTGACCGCCTGCGCCCACAGCACCACTAAACATACCGCCGTAAAGATTAGCAAGTCCTGCTCTTCTAGCAAGCTCTGCGTTAATGTTTGCCATTTGAGTTTCTAAGTTAAACTCACCTTGTTGCCTACGTGCTACGTCACTCATGGAAGCTACGTTCAACGCAGGACTCAGAGCAGACAACAGTGCTGACTGAGGCGCGTATCCAGCCTGTAGTGCACTAACGCCTAGCGCCTGCTGTGCTCCTTCAAGACCCAAGCTACCCGACAACAAGCCTTGGCCTGTAGTGAGCGACTGTAGAGCCTGTTGCTGTCTCGCGGCATCCATAGCTTGTCTCTGGCTTGCCAACTGACTTCCCAGCCCCATGAACTGCGACCCTAGGCCTGCCTGTTGTGCCTGTAGACCACCTGCAAGCTGTGCCATCTGTCCTGCCTGACTAGCGGCTGTTGTTGCCCTACCGAGACCTTCAGACTGCAACTGAGATTGAATCTGCTGTGCGCCGAGGCCGAGCTGAGATAGCTGAGATGCTCTCTGCTGTGCCGCTGACTGAAGCTGACTAGAGAGACCTGCCTGTTGACCAAACATGCCACCCAAGGTCTGTGCAGTTCCTAGAGCCTGCTGACGTTCTGCCTGTGCTTGTTGCATAGCCGCCAGAGACGCTCTGTTCTGAGCTTCTTCTTGTGCTTGAGCTAGTGCAAACTGCTCTGGTGCGCCTCCGTACATAGACGTGCGTACACCCAAGCGTCCCTGTTGAGCCATACGCTCTTCCAGAGCCAGTCTCTGTCGCTCTTCTTCAGGACGCTGTGTAGCTCTTATACGCTCGTACACAGAAGACTCTCTCGCGGATGTCGGCGTGAGTACATCCATAGCCGCTTGGCTAGCTAAACCGCCGTACTGTCGTCTCATTGCCTCTACGTCAGAAGGAGCTTGTGCTCCTAACCCTGCTTGGCCCATGCTTAACGCTTGTTGGCCAAACTGACCGATGGCTGGGCTGGGTTGTTGCCCCAGAAGTCCACCTACTTGGTTAGCAAACTGTCCACGTAGTGAGTTAATATCCGCAGGCTGTTGTCCTGCCGCTCCTAAAAACTGACTACCAGCGCCAAACGCCTGCTGTGCCGCCGCTTCTGTTGAAGGTAAGCCGAACGTCGGCTGGCTTAACAAACTTCTACCTGCGCCCATTGCGGCCAGTCCAGCGGCTTCAGAGGACGGAACACCTACAACGCCTTGATTAAACTGTGACAGTGCTTGGCCCATCAGGGCATCTTGAATCGCCTGTTGCTGACCGCTTAGGTTGTACGTTGTACCCGTTGGACCTCCAGTAACTGAGCCCGTGCCTGATGTAACCGTGAACGGCTGAAACGTTACGTCAGGAGTTGTTGCTTCGGTTACAGGATCAAAGGCTTGAGTTACTTCAAGAGGTACCTCACCGTACAGCTCAGTAGCAATGTCGCCTATAAAACCCCCAAACAAATCTCCAAGAGCCATTAGTAAGTACCTCCGTTAATTGTAACGGTATCCGAGTCATCTAGAATCATCGTGACATCTCCTGTTACATTTAAAGCAGGAACTGTCACTGTCCCTGTAAACGTGGGTGAAGCAGTGTCTGCCTTGCTCGCAATTGCAGGAGCAATGTTGTCAAACTCTACGTTAAATTCAGTACCTCGGATAATTTTGCCGGGGTCTCCAGAAGGCAAACTATCCTTAGCGGCAAAGTTAGTTGTCTTTGTATAGTTGCTCATAATGTTTTACCCATAAGTGCTAAGACGTTAATTTCTTGGAGAGATAAAGCAAAACCGTTTATTTCTGACTCAAGACCGATAGTAATTACTGTACCACTTCCTGTGGTATTTACAGGAGGTCTACTCACGGTATCGCCTCCAGTGAACTCAGCAACCGTGTACTCTGAGCCCGTAGTGTTGTAGTAGAAAGGAGTCTGGTTACCTACCGTAAACTCTGATGTGGTATACGTCGTGCCAAAGTCGTAAGCCCACTTAACAAACACTGTAGCACTGTTAGCGCCTACCAAAGTGGGCCGTAGTTTCTTCAGGAACTTCAACTTCGACGGATCACCAAAAGTCAGCGCAGGGCTGTAGTACCTAAAGGTGTAGCTGTCGGGTGTGATGGTTCCTGAGTCGTTAAACTCGTCCGTGTACCCAGAGTACTCCCCCAGACCGTCCGGAGTTCCTACTAATACCGTACCATCCGTGTTCTTTCTCTCGTAAGCCTTAAAGGGTGCTCCTGTCCATCTGGTGACCCTGTAGGCGTTGTTCTCAAGCCGACCCTTCAGGTCAAAGCAGTAAGTTATCTCTTGGTCTGGGAACGTAATCAAGTAGAAAGCGTTCTCAGGGCTGTACACAGAGGCCGTAGGAGAAGTCCTAGAGTCTAGTACTTGAATTAACTCAGTCTTAATGTTTAGACTCAAGTCAGATAGAGGCAGTGACTTCTCCTGTATCGTCCTACCAAAGCTTCTTAGGCCGTCCTGAGACATAAACAGAACGTCAGTACCAATGCTCTGCACAGAGTTTCTGCAGATACATCCTACACCAGCTATAGTGTCCTCTAGGGCCATCAGAGAAGGACTGAAGGCGTTACCGTAGACTAGTATGCTGTGCTTACCTAAGATAATCAGCTTGTCGTTGTGAGCAACTAAAGCCCTAACCTCATCGTACCCGTCAGGCCACGCCTTAGATACCTCAATAGACCCGCTAGAGCCTCCTGAGAAGCTTGTGCCTACCAAGAGGTCTGACCAGTAGATCGTCTGTGTGTCAGTACCATTGTCCACAACAAACAGCCTACCGTAAGCCGCTAGAGCCTCGTGACAGTACAAGGCGCTGTTCGTGGGTGAGCCGGTGGCGTCACTGAACGTCCTCAGTCCTGTAGCATCGTCGTACACGAGGGGCTCTAGGCCTCTCTGGAAGAAATACGCCTTCTCGTTAAAGTTGACAATCTTCCAGTTGTTCCCAGTAACAGTGTACCCTGCTGGAGTAATGTTTACCAGAGTGTCGTTTGGGGTAGTCGTCGTCGTGGCCTTAAATATTGCGTTGTTGCCTGTTACAAATATTTCTTCGTTTCCTGCGTCATCGTAAAAGTGATGAACGTTGTGTACGTAGTCAGTACCTAACCAGTAGCGGTCAGTAGTAAACAGGTTTACACCCTTACGTGCCGCAATACGCCCACGCTTGTCAATTACAGCGTTGTCAGCAACGTCTGCAAAAGAGAAGTCCTGTCCGATAGGAGAGTCTTCTGTGTTGACTCCCTTGAAACCCGGAGCAACTAAGTTGATACTTTGTAGTGGTTGTGACATGCACTAGTCTCCTTAAGGAGTGTACCAAATGGTTTCTTCAGGGTGCTTCTGTGCGTCCAGAGCGATAGCGTCGCCCATAGCCTTATCAGCGACATTAAAGTACTCTTGCGTACTCGTACCGCCCGTCTCACCTCGCTCACGTGCCAACAGAGCTACCGAAAGGTGTAGCACAGGCAGATACGGTATAATTAGCTGGTCAGTATCATTAACCAGCATCTTAGGCCTCAAGACTTCCCCTGCGCCGTCCACGATCTCACCTCGGTTTAATACGTTGAACCGCAGGATAGTACCGTCCTCGGAAGGCTTAGGGTACACGTCAATCTGAGTGTCACCGTTGCTGTCTACACCGTTAAACGTGTAGTACCTAGGTGGACCAGAGACAGGCTCTTGCATCATGTAACGCTGGTCAAACCAGATGGGCGTACGGTACTCCATGTCCCAGTTGTCTGTATCATTGTAGGCATGTAGGACCTTAAAGGAGTTACCGGCGCCTGTCATAACGTAGCTAAAGATGTCTGCAGTTGTCTCTACGGTCAGGGTGGTCCTGAGTGCTGACCAGTCCCAAGCGTCTTCGACCATTGCCTTAGCGTCGTTTACAAAGTCACCTGCCATCTTGCTGTACGTAGTAGACTGAACACTGGACACCTCCTCTTCCCTGAGGCGTCTTAGTACGTTGTTTACCAAGTTCAAATATGTCATTGCGTATCATCTCCGGGACCTGTGAATAGTCCTGATAGGTAGTCTGTGATGGGGAATAATCTACCTGACAGCAGTGTAGGATCACCCGTTAAGCCCATGTTAATTGGAGAAGGCTCATAAGGCTTGAACGGGTCGCTACCGCCACCATAGCCACCACTGCCGCCGGATCCAGCGCTAGATGTGGTTGTGATGGTTGTGTCCGAACAGCACTCGTCCCAAAGATCTCCTGCATCGCCCTCGGGCCTAGGAGCGTCGCACTCAACCAGAGTACAGTCCGTCTCGTTTCCACCCGTGCCGGGGCCGCTTACGGTCTGCGGCTTATCACAGTTGTCGTCTTCGTGTTGTGACGGCAGTGAACCATCTGGACAAGTTTCACAGTTGCTTTCACGAGTTGCTCCGTTTCTACACGGGATTGACGTAGGCGCGGTGTACTCTGCACAGTTAGCCCCGTATACCCCGTCTACTTCTCTTTTAGGAGTACCGTTTTGACAGTAGTTAGGTCCACATTCGTTTCTCCATTTTGAGACTGCAAAAGAGGCGTCTCCGGGCAGACCCTCTCTACAAAACGCGTCTAGACTTGTGTCTACGTTGTTGCCCCCTGTTCCAGTTGAGCTAGTAGTGGACTCGTAAGTACACTCACCTTCTTCACCGTAGTTTGTTGCTGAGGGGTCGTCACATACTGTGCTGTAAGTACACTCACCCTCTTCGCCGTAGTTTGTTGCGTTACGGTCATTACAAACAGTCTTAACGGGATCATTAGGGATACAGTTACCGTTTTTGTCAATAGTTCCGTCGTCTGTTCCATCTCCATTAGAATCACAGGGGTCGTCTACCTGTGGTCCTTCACCGCCTGTCCCCTGTATGAAGCAGTAGGTATTGCCTGCGTCGTCTTCCTGAATGGTGCCTGACTGCTCTACCCCATCAACCACCTCGGTACAGGGGTCGCCTACCTGCGGTCCTTCGCCGTCTCCACCACCATTGCCGTCTCCGCCCCCTTCTCCACCTCCGTCCGGAACGATACATTCACCTTCTTCGTTGTACGTACCCTGTTCACCATCAGCGGCGTTACAGGGTGCTCCCTTTGTAAACCCTATTTCGTCTTCGCACTGTAGACTTATTTCGTTGTAGTACTGACCCTCAGGGCAGGTGCCTTCACCAATAGTTTCTACACATTGCTCAAACTCGTTTACTTCGTATCCTTTAACACACGGGCCACATTCTGTACCTGTGGTTGCTCCTTCAACTTGCTGTCGGTTTATTGAAGAACAGTCAAAGTCATCTGAAAAAGTGTCGTCGTCACCGTCGCCATCGTCGTCACTAGAGCTTGACACGGTAACTGTTGTACCACCTTCTGTTTTGTAAGTTCCGCCTGATGAACTAGTTCTACCATTTAACCAGTCGTTCAGTTGATCTAACCAGTCATCTGGTATTGCGCCTCCAGCCTGAGAAATAAGATCCCAGAAGGGGTTTGTGCCTGAAATCTCCTGAAACCCTGCGTTTATAAAGTCGTCCCAGCTATTAAAGGGTACTTCAGAACCGTCGTAGCCTATAGCGGTAAGCGTTCCGTCTGAGTTTTCTGTAACACTCTTAAACCTTTCTGTAGCACTTTCCCAGAAGTCACCGCCAGTAATGTACTTCTCAGTAAACTCGTTAAACGACCCTCTAATTCCTGCTAGCAAACCAGCACTGTCATCTGTACCGTTAAAGATACCGTATAAATCAGAGTCTTCACTAATTAGCCCGTCTAAGTCAAAGGCCTCCCCGCTTACCAGAGAATTAATTAACTCACCAGCACCAGCAA